ACTAAGTCGTATCCTATGGGATTGTATGCATCGTGTAAGGCTTTAACGGTCTTAGCACCCATAATCTGTATTTTACCAGATCTAAAAAGCTGAAAATTATTTCCATAATACGTCATCTTTAAAGCGGGGCGAAGCTCGGGTTCGTAACCTATATTGCGAGACTTGGCGAAAGCCTGTGCAACCATGGTTAAGTTAATAACACCGTGTGTTTGAAACGTACCTACAAGTGTAGAGTAGCGAATAGGGTTGTATAAAAACTTATACTTGGGTGCATAGTTATCCACTATGAATTTGCGAATCATCTCTGGCTGCCTCGAGTTGTTATTGATGATACCACCCGCGATTTGCATCTTACCGTTCGTGTAAATTTTAATCAGTATTTTTTGCTTCTTACCTCCTTCATACACGAAACCGTCTATTTGGGCGACGAAATATCGATGTCTGTTTTTCGCATTTTTATTCGGTACGACTGTAAACGTATGCTTAGCTCCTATTTGCATACGCCCGTATAACAGTTTAATCGCGCTTATCTCTATTTCGAAATTAGACCCAGGTGTGATGGGGCGTCTTTTCATTGGTTTCTTATACAGAATTTCTGAAACGTTTACGTTATAGTTACCCTTCTTAGCATCTAAGTTGATCATACCGTTAAACACACTCATTTGAAGAGGTGACATTTTCATTTTTGAAAGGTTGGCGGCCTTCAGTTTATTACCAACCATTCTATTTATTCTCGTTTGTATATTGTTTTGTTTGAGTCTGGTAGCGTTGGCCCTTAGACTATTTTTTTCGCGGTTCGTGAGATACGGGGCCTGTCGTATCAAATTTTGGGATGTAGTTGGTGAAACATTATTTTTTTCAAATTCATTAAACAAACCCATGTTATATTATAGGTAGAAATTTTTATTAGATCTCCCCTGTATTTGTACAGGGGTCGCTATATGTAGATATCTTTTCATCGCCCACGTCGGTACCCGTTTCTACATCTATGGGTGTAGTATCGACGATATTTAGACCCAATACCCACGAAATGTTTTTACTTTCGGTCTTTTCTTTGGGATCCGGGTATCCAGGGCCAAAGCGTGTATACTTTGTGGGGGGTAAAACGTCGACTGTAATACTTCTTTCACCGAATGGTCCCGCCCAAATATCTGCGTTAATCGCGCGCGACTTGCCCTCTTTCATACAATAGGCGCCAAACACTTCTTTGAAAAATGGAAGAGGACACTTCTTCGTGGGATCTATCTCTACTTGAGCAGAGTTTAAGAAACTGAGTAGAGGGCTGCACGCGGATTCGAGTTGTTGCTTCACACGTTCGAAATAGGAGGGAACAATACTCCAAATTGTTTCATCCTTATATTTTTGGGCTACTTCGAGATAAGCTCGCACACATTTTTGCAAGATAACGGGTAATTCCTTTTCCAACTTCTGATCAAGAGTAGGATCTGCCTCCTTTACTTTCTTGGTAAAGTCTAGCGTAAGCACGCGTCGAAGAATACTACCAGAGTTATCTCTCCAGCCGGGTACTTCGTTACCTCCCAGTATACCAGGCGTCTTCCATTCGATGGATTTAGCTTTTTCGTGTTTGACTGCAATAGACACATCTTCACCGCTGACGATAGATTGGAACTCGGCTTGTTCAAGGGCTAGATCACCCTTGATCTCTGGTGCAATGAATAGGAAAGCATCGTAAATAGACGAAAGACCAAACTTACGTTCAACATTATTTGAAAGTGTGCGAACATCTTCTGTGTTATAGAATTTGCGGAAAACTTTTGTAATAAGCGTAGATTTACCGGACTGTGCTACACCCTTTAGGAATGGAATGCATTGCCATTTATCGATCTCATTTACGTCGAAACACAAGCGCCCTCCTAGGACGCATACCCAATCTCGTACATCCTTGTCAAAACCCTGATAGCTTAGTACGGAATCTAAATAGGGTGTTGGAATATCACGCCAATCGATACTACTGTAATCATGAAAATCTCGTTCAAAATATTTACAGCTTACTACGGTCTGATCCAACGCCTTAAATTCAGGGGAATCGTATAGATAAAATGATGACCTGTATATTGTATTTTCTTCATTAGAATTTTCAGGATCAAATTCCTTACCAATGAAAATACCGTTCGTAAATGACCACACATGTCGATCCTTTTTAATATCCTGAAATTGCATATCTTTTGTATTAGTGAGATGACGAATAACATCATTATGAGTAGAAGGACGCATGGTAAGATTCTTCCATAACTCGAACATACGTTCCTTTTTTCCTACTCCGTATACATAGTCTTGTATGGTATCAACAACCTTCCATGCACGGGTAGATGCACCATCTTTCGTCATAATCTGTTTGCAGCAATGACCCTTGTATCTCTTAACTTCACGTTCGTAAAGATCCTTGAGTATAGTGAGACACGCTTGTTGGTAGGGAACGAGTTCGTCGATATTCTTCATAGTAGAAGTCCTAAAAATAGAGGGGTCGGATTCGGGGTTTATTGGAACATATGTAGGATTATTTACCCTATCGCTAATGCGAGCATTACGGAATACAATCTGCCAGGCATCTTCAACTTGATCGATTAGACGGTTAATACGAACAGACGTTTTCATATCGTCGTCATCTTCGAGATCCATGATACCCACTGTATCCGCTCGATGATATAATTCACACAAGCGGTCGTGCATTCTCATGTGTTTAGCTGAAATCTTCTCCAAGTCTATGGAGATAGGCAGACAGTCATCACTTAGCTCATCTTTTGCAAAAAAATTCAAATAGCCGACACGGTAAGACATGTATTTATCATTTTTTTCGGTTAGTTTCCACATATGTTCTAATTGTAGGAGCATATCCATCACTTGATCGGGGGAAAAATTTTGTATGTGGTTAGACCACAGGGCACTGTTAGCATCGTCGTAGTTCGCCGCCTCACCGATAAAGTGAATTGGTTCCGACATTTATATATTAAGGCTTCATTTTTCTAAGCCTCATTTTTCTTCTGAAGAGAATTAAGAAGTTTGATTAAAATTTTATTCTGAATTTCCATTTGGCGAGCCATCTGTACTAAAGCCGAACAGACGGTATCACCCTCGGGGGTCGTTAATGTAGAGGCTAAAAGTCCTTCGAGTGCAGATAGGTCATCAGAGTAATCAGAAGCCTGACTATCATCCTCGAAGTCGTCGAGATTTATATCCTCGACTTCTTCATCCTGGGATTGGGGATCGATGTTATCGTCGGTAGATTCGGGTTGAGGGGTGGAAACACCACGGGCGGACATTGTAATTTATACTCAGGAAAAATGATATGCGAAATTTCGCACTTTACCTGAAATTATTTTCTCTGTGTATAGTACAACAACATACAAAATGGCGGGTGGTTTAATGCAACTCGTGGCATACGGCGCCCAGGACGTCTATCTGACTGGTAACCCCAAGGTTACGTTTTTCCAGGCGGTTTACCGTCGTCACACTAACTTCGCTATGGAGACTATCGAGCAGACCGTTAACGGTACTCCCGCTAACTCTGGCCGTGTTTCCGTCACCATTGCCCGCAACGGTGATCTCGTCGGCGACATGTACGTCGAGATGAAGGCTAAGGCCGCCATCGTTCCCACTTCTGCCGTCGCTGCCGGTGACGTCAATGACGATAACTGGGCCGCTGAGCGTGCGATCAAGGACGTCGAGCTTTCCGTGGGTGGACAGCGAATTGACAAGCACTACCAGCGTTGGTGGAGGCTTTACTCCGAGCTTTACCTGGACGAGTCCAAGAAGCTCACTTGGGGTAAGATGACCACCCCCGGTGCTAATGGTGGTAAGATGTACCTTCCTCTTATTTTCTTCTTTAACCGCAATCCTGGACTTGCCCTCCCACTAATTGCCCTGCAGTACCATGAGGTCAGGCTGGATTTCGATTTATCTTCCGAGTTCTCACTGTATACCGATGATAGCACCTTCAAGGTCTGGGCTAATTACATTTACCTCGACACTGAGGAGCGTAGGCGTTTTGCGCAGAAAGGCCACGAGTACCTCATCGAGCAGGTTCAGCACACTGGCTCCGACGCTATGGCTGATGCCGGTTCCACCAAGCAGATCCGCCTCTCGTACAATCACCCAGTCAAGGAACTGGTTTTCTGCGCCGATCACGGATCCGTGTCTCGTTCCAACCTTTGGAACTTCACCTCCGCGGTCGACACTGTCGTGTCCTCCAACGGTGCCGCTGGTCTTCAGTCCGGTGCTACCACCCTCGTTACCCCCTCCACCTGTGGTGCCCCTCTCCTCAAGCTCGGTTCCGACGCTGCGGATGGTTCCGATGTCTGGACTGAGGAGGGTCACGGCCCCATCGACACCTTCAAGCTTGTTCTCAACGGCCAGGACCGTTTCAAGGAGCAGGATGGTAAGTACTTCAACCAGGTGCAGCCCTTCCAGCACCACACTGGTTCCCCCGTGCCCGGTGTGTACGCATATTCATTCGCGTTGAAACCCGAGGAGCATCAACCGACCGGTACCTGCAATTTCTCGCGTATAGATAACGCTCAGGTCGCTATCAAGACCAAGGCTGCCGCTACCGCGAAGAACCTTAACATGTTCGCCGTGAACTACAACGTCCTCCGCATCCAGAGCGGTATGGGAGGTCTCGCCTTCTCTAACTAAATACTCATATGAAGTATTTTCATAAATATCATTAATTCACTTTTAAAAGTTGTTCATACACACTTTTTAAAAATGAAGGTTCAATACATTTTTGACTCCCCCGACTTTTTGTAACGCTTTTTTTTGTTCCGAATTTCACAAGGTGTCCGACCGGTCGGACGTGCAAGAAGCATTTTCATCATCTCATACGTCTACAACTGTATTTATGTTATATGATGGATCTAGATTTAAACAACTTAAATAAATCGATATATACTATAACATAATGACGAGTTCTTTGGGTGTAATCGGGTTGGGTTCTATCGGGAAAAATCTCGCGCTAAACATTCAAGAGAAGCAGAAATTGCATGTGTATAACAAGACACACTCTAAGGTTATCGCATTGGAAGAACAATCTGAGAACGTGTTTGGACACGAGTCCATCGGCGAAATGGTAGATGCTATGAAATGGCCACGGGTTATCTTTACAGCTCTTCCTCACGGGGATGTAACGGATGATACTGTTAAAATTCTACTCAAACATTTGAGACCTAATGATACAATCATAGACTGTTCAAACGAATTTTACAGGGTCTCTAGAACCCGTGGATCTAAGTGCAAGGTTCGAATGGTAAATTATTTAGGGACCGGACTTTCCGGTGGTACCGTCGGCGCTCGCGAAGGTCCAGCTTTCATGATAGGTGGAACTAAGCATGCATACGAGATGACTAAACCCATTCTCACAAAGATATCTAACAGACACACGTACATGGGAGAAGATTTCGGTGTTGGACATTTTACAAAGATGGTTCATAACGGGGTGGAATATGGAATGTTACAAGCTGTAGCAGATTTATATTCCTATTGCGGTCATGATGATACGCGTATGAAAGCTAGTCTAGAAAGGGCTATCGGTACAGATATGGATGGGTATATTGTCCGATCAGCTTTGAAAGTACTCGAGCAATACGAGATGGATAAAATTTCCGATGTCGCAGAAATGAATAATACCGGGTTATGGTGTTCTCGAGCTGGCTTAGAATATGAAATTCCTACACCTGTTATTAACTCGGCTGTTAATACTAGAATTACGAGTAGATACATAAAGTCTATTCAAACCAAGCAACACGCGACTTCTGCGTTTGCGCCTATTTGTGGAATGAATACTCTACGATTTACATTCGCTGCTTCTCTTTTAGAGGGGTTTGATCTCATGAAAACGCGTAATACTCATAAGCAGAGTGTAGTTGACGCGTGGTCCAGTGGTACCATCATTGAATGTCCTCTTATCGCAGAGGATCTACACACTATTATGGACAAACACATTCTAGATGCACGAATTTTTGTGTTACATTGTATGACCGCAGGTGTACCATGTCCAGCCGTGCAGGCAGCTGTTATTCAATACGACTTTATACACCAACAGAAAACTTCAATGTCATTTATTATGGCGCAACGCAACTTTTTTGGACAGCACACACTTATTGAGGTTTAAAAAAATAATACGTGTATGATGTATGATTCAGAAACTTATTGATATTTTTCTTAAAGTAGAAAAACCCGTACTCGGACGGTGGTCACTTAAAAACTGTAGTGAGATGTCGGCATCCATAAATTCTGTCTATCAAAATAGAGATCATTGTGGAGATACGATATGCAAAACACCTAAACGAGCATCAGACTATTATTCTCCGACTACCCTTAAATCTCACTTTCCACAACCACATTTACCTTTGGGACATTTACACTCCCCACCGAACATTCCACACCGAGAACAGTAACTCGAGGCACGCGACTGGGGGACGGATCTATATATCACCAAGGCAATAAGAAGAAGACCGGGTAAAAGAAGTGTGAATGTTAAAGATTTTTCAGTTGAATTCATTATAGTATAGTAAAAGATTTTTCTACGTTCATATAAATGAAGGTCGTACTCAGAAAAAGTCCTAATCCTAAAAAGAAGTACAGAGTAACCTTCGAAGATGGTTCGCACGTGGATTTCGGAGGTGCTGGGTACTCGGATTATACTATTCATAAAGATCCATCGCGTATGAAGAGATATCTCGCACGGCATGGACGTATGGGTGAAACATGGACTAAATCCGGTTTAAAAACTGCTGGATTTTGGTCTAGATGGTTACTGTGGTCAAAACCTAGTATGCCTGGAGCTAAGCGACTGATGTCCTCGCGTTTCGGTTTGCGATTTGTCTAAGACCACGGCGGTTCAGGTTCTTCTTAAGTTGTGCTATAAGATTCGGGGGCATTGCGGGACCACGTGCTACCGCGCGCGCCTTAATAGGACGCCTCATAGGTGGAGGGGGAGGTGGTCGCGGGGGAGTTCGCATCGTAACTCTCCTTACAGGTGATTTTGGAGTTCTATTTTTTACTAATTGTCTACATATACGCATAGTAGCACTCGCCTGAGTTACGCGATTTTTCATTGCAGCTAAATCGCGTAAGTTAATCTCCTTTCGTAAAGCTTCGTTAGTCTTTTTTACGCGTTTACCTTGACTGTCTCGAGTTAAACGAATACCCTTTCCACGGGCTTTTGTTCTTATGTCAGCCATTTCTATATACCGAGATTAAAAAAAGTGATCGGTTCTATAAAGTTTAGCTTGATAAGATGCTGCCTTACCTAATACATTAACGGATTCATTGCCGTATATCTCTTTACATCCATGATCATCCATACAGTCTCTACCATTTAAGGTGACTGGAATTGAGTATATTTGATCACCCGGGGTGGACGTGTAATAGTGATATTGGTCTCTTCGTCCTCTTACCTCTTTACCATACAAAGGAAGCATTTCTTCATTCTCTCCTACAAGAATGCCCATCTGTTGGACACGTTTAGGTTTATATGTTTTTATGGGAGGATCTCTGTACTCTGGTTGTCTAACACGCGTCTCGATTGGGGGAGCGACATGAACTGGGTATGGAACGCGGACAATTTTCTTATGCGCGGGTCTGGACAAAAGATATGCAATAGTGCCTAATAATATCATAATCATAACAAAATTCATAACAGTTTTGTTCTTGTTTTTCATTTATATATCTTTGAGATTATTTTTGAAGCCGGTACTCGATCAAGCTTAAATTGTACTAACATCCATAATCCAAATAATATATATTTAGGCGCGTCATTCGATGTTTTGGGATCAAGTTTTAATATAGGACCCACGAGTCTATTAAAAAATGTCTGTTCCTTAGGCTTACCGGTAATCGCAACTTCTAATTCAGTGAGAGCACATGTATCATCGTTGGTCGCCCAGTGTAAAAATAGAAACGGTATTATTAACGAATACATAACTAACCACTTTTCTACATTCGTAAATGGTATGATTAAAGCCATGCAAAAAAGTACTACATGAATTAAAAATATAATATTCATCTGTATTAGTATGGACAAAGAAAAGAAAAAGACTCAGTCCAAAGATAAGGTAAAGAGAATTTGGCACCCTTCACAGGAAAAGATATTGAAAACATGGGGCGAGGCGTCTGCGTGTTATAGATATATGCACAACCACGCGTATTTAGTCTTCAAAAAGCAAAGTATGCGTTTTACTTTACCGGTCATCATATTATCGACCATCACCGGTACAGCGAATTTTGCTCAATCATCTTTTCCCGAAAATATGAGAGCTTCAGCACCCGCCATGATTGGTGGATTGAATTTAATTGCTGGTATAATTGCCACTATTATGCAATTTCTAAAAATTAATGAAATGATGGAAGGATGTAGAGTCGCGTCATTACAATACGGTAAACTTTCACGTACAATTCGGTTAGAGCTTTCTCTTCCTATCCAAGAACGTTCGTGTGATGGTTCGGCTATGATAGAGTCGTGTAGAGCTGAGTATGATAGATTAATCGAGCAGTCTCCACCTCTTCCGTATGCTATCATTCAAGCGTTCGAAAAACAATTCCCAGACGATTCCGAATTTTTTAAACCGGAGATCATGCATATCCAACCTATCGACATGTTCATTTCAGAAGATGAAATGCGCTTCGAATTACAGAAAGAGCTTGGAGCTATGCGAAGCGGTGATTCTACCCCGACTAATAGTGTATCGGTAGTTATAGAATCTGAGAAAGACGCCTAGTTAAGTATGCGATCATAACAAATAATATAACATTAAAGATTGCAATGCATATCAAATAAGGAAAAACCTTTCGTTTGATTGGTTCTAATATCCTTGCCTGAAGTGTATCATTCTCTAAAATAATATCTAAAGCTTGATCAGTAAAGTCCTCGGCCATGGACTCTTTCATTAAAATAATACCACAAAAAAAAGAAAGACCCCCAACGCTTCATCATCGCGAAATCGAATTACTCGAGAAATATATATCGCAAGGGCATAACGTTTTCATATGTGGTCCCACTGGATATGGTAAAACTTTTATTGTTGATACGATACTTAATCATACGAATACTATAGAACTGCATTCCGAACTTTTTCAAAAAAAGAGTTCTTTTATGAGCTTGATAGGTGATACTTCGTATCACATTCTCATAGACGGTTACGATGCATCTGTTCATGGTCATAAACAGATAATAGATAAGATATCCGAACGAAATGAAAAGATTACACATGGATCCGTCGTGGTGACATCAAACTCTATACACGTGTTGCCGAATTTCAAACTTATTATAATTCCTAGACGTACACCCGACACTATATCTTCTCTTGCATGTGATAATCCTCGAGCCAGGTTATCTGCCGATAAATGTAATGGAAATATTAGGAATTTTTACGATTATTTAAATTTTTCTGATGAAAAGGATATATTTAAAAGTTCAAAAGATATTGTAGTCGATATATTATGTCGAAAGGGTGGATCATTTGATATTTCGCAAACGGTACACGAACATGGTCATGTTTGTGATGTTATACATGGAAACTATTTATCATGTGAAAATAGTAATGTATATGAAATCATAGAATCCCTGTCTATAGCTGACGTATATGATACCGTAATGTACAAGGGAGATTGGAACTGCATGCCGTATTACATTGCATCCGGAATGGCTGTACCTAAATATAATATAGGAGAACCGATGAAATCAGAGAATATTCAACCTGGAAGTACATGGACTAAATATGGGAATTTTAAAATGCGTCATAATAAGTTGAAAGGTATACAGGCTAGACATACAACTAAATTGGGTCCCGACGAGTTATCTCTTCTTAGAAAATACGCTATCAGCGGTATTCTAGATCCTTTAATCGAATATAAACTTACACCACTTGACTTCGATATTATGAATCACCTTGCTGTTGGTAACAAACTGAAAGCGACCGAAGTTGCAAAAGTTAAAAAGAAAATGCGAGTTATACTCAATGAGTAATTCTGATAGCGACAACGATGAAACTATCAATGATAACGTCAGAGTAATTGGATGTGATATTTATTATTACGGAGAAGTAGATCGTCCTACCAGTCTCGAGTTTATCCAAGAATTCAAAAAACTCGAGGTCGATTTACTTAAAAAGTCTATAGATCTAGCTGGATACAAGCCACTGATTAGGATTCATATTCATAGTGAAGGCGGTGACGTATTTTCTGGTTTAAGTATGATGGACACTTTAAAAAATTCGAGGGTGAATGTGGAGTGTATAGCTGAAGGTAATTGCTGTAGTGCTGCGACATTTATTCTTATGGGTGGAACAAAGAGGTCTATGGCTCGCCATGCGTTTATTTTGATACACCAACTTTCAACTGGTTTTTTTGGTAAATACCAAGAACTCAAAGACGAAATGAAAACATGCAAAAAAATAATGAAAACCATCAAAAAAATCTACAGATCAGATACGGATATCCCCAAAGAAACTCTAGACGAATTCATGACCAAAGATGTATACTTGAACTTGGATGATTGTGTTAAATATGGGATCGTTCACGGGTCTGCGTAACTTTGACATTTCGTCTATATAACAAAATCACACCTAAGATGATCATCCCAATACTGATTGTATTCATATTCATTTGAATTGTAGTTAACGGAGGAGGCTTAAGTCGCTCCATCCTTTCGTAATTTACTACTGGTATCATTCCTACTAATATGAATACAATTTTTACTACCGATAAAAACAACAAGAAGCGCTACCTCGACATCCGTGTTGAAGAAATCAATGATGTCTGGTGCATCGTCAAGGCAACTGGTCATGTTGGAGGGAAGGAAGTTACATCCATGACTGAAGTACCCCTCGGTTTCGAGAGTGCGACGAAGCGTGCAAAGACCATGTGGAAGAATGCAAACACCAAGGCTACCACAGTTCTTCCTATGCTGGCGAACAAATGGGAAGATCGCAAGAAGTACATCTCCGAACCGTTTTACGTGCAACCCAAGCTCGACGGTGTTCGTCTTCTGGTTTCTAAAGATGGTGGTATCTCGAGAACCGGTAAGATCATCCCCGGAACTGAGATTCTTGGTAAGGGGCTTGAGGCTGGTCAATACGTCGACGGAGAGGCGTTTGACCCCAATCTTACCTTCGAGGAACTTACGAGCACGTTCAAGACTGATCCTTTGAAGCTCAAGTTCCACGTGTTCGATTTCTTTGATCTCAGAGCCGAAGCATTCGCTCGAGACAAGATGACGTTCGAGCAACGATGGGAGTATGTCAACGATTCTATCTACAATCCATATTACGAATATGTCAAAACGACGCTCGTAAAATCCAAGAAGGATCTTCCTCTCATGCATAAGAAACATGTTGCAGAAGGCCACGAGGGTACCATGATTCGCGATCGCTTCAGTGTATACGAAGTTGGACAGCGAAGCAACTATCTTCTCAAGCACAAGGATTTCCAGACTGAGGAATATGAGATTATCGGGGCCACGACTGGTCATGGTCGAGATGCAAACTGTGTCGTTTGGACCTGTAAGACAGAGGAAGGCAAAATCTTCAGTGCTCGTCCCGAGGGTACATTGGAGGATCGCGAGTATAAGTACGCGAACAGGGATCAGTTCATCGGTAAGATGCTCACCGTTCGGTTCCAAAACCTAACAGATAAGAATGTTCCCAGATTCCCGATCGGGGTTGCGATTAGAGACTATGAATAAATTGTTATAAATATGTAAATGAATCGAATTGCTATTGACGTTGATGAAGTTCTCGTACCGTTTGTTAGACCCATGGCTAAGT